GCGAAACAGTAGATAAAATTCTAGTGTTTATCAATGTTTTGTTCGCATTTCTTGTATTGGTTGGGGTTGTTAACGACCCGACAACAGCTGGTCTTTCAGATAGTGAAAGAGCGTTAACTTATACAGAACCAAGCGAAGATTAAACTAAAAAAGGGGAGTCCTAAGGCTTCCCTTTTTATTTTTCATGAAAGGGGGACAACCTTTGAAAAAAATTATTAAACGACAAGCTGGCGTTTGCGTCGATGTCAGAGATAAGGTTTACAAAGTAAAAGAAGAATTTTATAGTCACGATAAAAACAACGCGTTTATCGAGTTACAACTAAATGGAGTCAGCGCTGAAAAAATCATAGTGTTATTCCATTTTAAAACGACAAATCGTTTCTTGGAAGTCGTCGGAACGGTTGAAAATAATATCGCAACTGTTCCATTCGACACTAGCTTAATTACAACGGATGAGATCGTGTATGGTTATGTATACGCTGAAAAAATAGAACAATCAGCGGATATTTTAAAATTCTCGTTTGGTGTTCGTGTTTCAGAAATTGATAAACATAGCGAATTGCCCGTTATTGAGAAAGAAACTAAAAGAATCGTCGCTGTAACGGATATTGTAACGAAAGCAGAACTAGAAGAGGCAATCAAGAATATTCATGTCGAGGGCGCAACTTTTGACGACTCTGAAATCTTACGACGTTTACAAGCACTCGAAACGAAACCAGAAATTGACACAAGCTCATTCGCTACTAAGCAAGAACTGGGGAACAAAGTTGAACGGGCTGAAATCGAGCAAATTTCAAGCGAAATTGAAACTTTAAAGGCAAAGACGGATAAAGACACTGTATATGACGATAGCGCTCTTAGAGAGCGTGTAACAGCGTTAGAAAGCAAGCCCAATATTGATACTAGCGGACTAGTAACTAAACAGGAGCTAGCTAGTAAAGGTTATTTAACAGAACACCAGCCGTTAACAGAATACGCTAAAAAAACGGAACTACCGCAACCGTACAACGATACAGTATTAAAAATGCGAGTTCAAAATTTGGAAACTCAAGCGGAAACACTCGCGACTAAAGACGAGCTAAAAGCCGTTCAATTAAAATCAGGCGAGCGTGGCGAACGAGGAGAGCCTGGACCACAAGGACCACCAGGACCACAAGGAGAACGAGGGGCGGACGGACTGCAAGGGCCTCAAGGTTTGCAAGGTATTCAAGGTGAACGAGGTCAAGACGGGCAACCCGGTCCAAAAGGTGAACGAGGCGAACAAGGTCAAAAAGGTGATACAGGCGAACGAGGTCCGCAAGGTATTCAAGGGGCAACGGGTCCTAAAGGCGAGAACGGTCGAGATGGCGTTGGGATTCCACAGAAGTTGAGTATCGCTGGGAACGTAGTTACACTTTCTGACGGCGGTGGAAGCATCACACTTCCAACTTCAGCAGCAACACCTAGTGGAAATCTTGGGCAAGTTAGTCAGTACGAAATCCATGGCACTGGAATGCCTAATGGAAAGGTAACCGCTCCTATTGGGACGACATACGTTGACACAGCAGTCACAAACGGTGCTCTTAAATGGATTAAGAGACGAGGAAACGACAATCAAGGATGGGAAGTCTTGACGGGCGATACTGGTTGGCGTACACTTCCAATCGTTTCAAAGTTGGGCGGTTCATTCTTAAAAATTCGCAGAAAAAACGACACGATTATATACCAATTTGGCGGTTTAAGTTGGGGTTGGTTCGGTGTTATTCGCAGAGGCGGCGCAGGCTATCAAGTTCAAGGGTCAGACCGTGAACGAAATTGTTACATTTTAGGTTTAAATGGCGTTCCTCAAGGATTTCGCTCTGAGGCTTCCCTCATTGGAGGAATATATAACGACAAGGGAATACCATATGGAACGTGGTATTTGGGAGGGGCTGGAGACAGTAACATGTTACGCTTCCAATTTATCGACCCCGTTCCAACAGACCGAGACATCGGAGACATCCGAGTGAGCTTGATTACGTATTTAACAAGCGAGCCTTGGCCGGTAACATTACCATAATTTAAGGAGGAATATATAAATGGCAACAGCAAGAGAAGTACTTGATTTTATTGTCTCATTGGCGAAGATGGGACAAGGTGTGGATGCCGATGGCGTATACGGGACTCAATGTGCCGATTTACCAAATTACATCTCATACCACTATTTCGGAAAATGGCTTTGGGGTAACGCAATCAATTTACTAGATTCTGCGAAGGCTCAAGGTTTTGAGGTTATTTATGAAGGACCCGGCGTAGTTGCAAAAGCTGGGGACATCTTTGTGAAGCATTTTGTGGCAGGAGATGGCATCGATTACGGTCATACAGGTTTAGTCATTGAAGATTCTGATGGCTATACACTAAAGACTATCGAGCAAAACGTGGACGGGAACTGGAACTATTTAGAGGTGGGTGGACCCGCACGATTCAGTTCACGAACTTATGATGGCATCGTGGGATATATTCGATTCCCTTATGGATCCGATACGAGCACACCTGTTCAACGAGAAGGATGGATTCAAGATTCTGTTGGTTGGTACTTCAAGAATCAAGATGGAACATATCCATTCGATACTTGGAAGAAAATTGATGGAAACTGGTTCAGATTCAACAAGGACGGATACACTATTGAGAATACTTGGTTCAAGGATGAAGAAGGGTATTGGTACTGGTTGAAGCAAGGAGGATACATGGCTATTGGATGGCAAAACATCGGTGGCAAGTGGTACTTCTTCAACGAGGTTGGAGAGATGAAGACAGGTTGGATTCGCTACTTCGACAAGTGGTACTATTGCAACGAATCAAATGGCGATATGATATCCAAAGAAGTTCGCAAGATTGGTGATGCGTACTACTATTTCAACGAGAATGGAGAGATGCTAGAAAAAGCATCGGTTCGTGTTGATGAAAGTGGTGCGATTCACTTCGAAGAATAAACAATGAGCCTACCTTTCGAGGTAGGCTTTTTTATTTTGGGGGCAAAATGGGGGCAAAAATATCGCTTGGGTCATCATTAGTTGCTCTTCATTCAACTTGTGAAGCCTTCGAAAATACTATAATATCAACAAAAACACGCTTCTTGGATTTTCTTGAATATCCTATACACCATCCGTAACTTACGTGGTAAGGCAGCACGAATCCAAGAACGTAGACGATAAGAAACACACGAAAAGCCTTGATATATCAAGGCTTTTTCTTTTTGTCTATTTTTCTGTTGTTTGATATTTTTGGGTGAAAAGTGCTCTTGGGGGCGATTTGGGGGCAAGCTTTTCACATGAATTGAATTGCATTATATACTTCATCTTTCATCTTTTTAGTGATATGTAAGTATATAGATTCAGTCACTTGACTGTTCTCGTGTCCAACTCGAGCTTGAATTGAATAGAGTGGCAATCCCATCTCCGCAAGCTTCGAGATATGCGTGTGTCTGAATATGTGAGTGGATATATTCTTGTCGATGCCCATGCGTTCTCTATGTGTCCGTAAGAACGTATTTATGGCTGTGATTGATATCGGGGTGTGTTTGGATGTCGTGAATATGAATCCTCGATTGTTGCCCTCTATTTCTTCAATTTGAGCAAGAATCTCGATGCATCTATTTGGGAGCGAGACCGAACGGATCGATGCGGTCGTCTTTGGGGATGTGCTCGCATAAACATCCTTGATTTTCAATTGGTGGTATTCTAGCGTTGAAGATACGTGTGCAACTGGTGGATTTGATTTTAAGTCAATCTTGTCCCATGTAAGGGCAAGAGCTTCACCAGCTCGCATCCCTGTCATGTACATCCATTCGAAAAACATCGCATATCTTAGATTGATTTTTCGAGTATATTCAATCAAACGATTGTATTCGTCATCCTCCAAGAATTTATTGGGGTTCTTCTTAGATTCTGTTCGGGCTTTATATTCGATGATGCAATCTTCGATTGGATTCGTCTCAATGTATCCATTTTTGACAGCGTATTGGAACAACTTATTCAAACGTGACTTATAAGTCGATGTTGTTTGATTCGCTAGATTCTTTTGATACAAAAGAAAATCAAAAAATCGATTCAAGTCTTGAGTTGTGATTGTAGTGATAATTCTCTTTGAATCAATGAATTCTTCAAACTCTTCATATTGTCTCTCTACGGACAAGAATGTGGTTCGCTTCACGTTCTTCTTATATATTTTCTTGTACTCCTCTATGACCGAATGAATCGTTCGGCTATCTGTCACCACATTACCAAGCTCTTTTCGAATGGCATTCGCAAGCATCTCTTGAGCTCTCTTCCTAGTCTCACGAGTCTTGTTGTTGAACGTAACGGATTTTCTACGCCATCTATTGAATCGTGGGTCATAGAACTTCTCACAATAGCGATACTTGATGCCATCCTTCCCGTGTCGTTCCTCTATATACATAATAAACCTCCTATAAAAGAACCTTCCCAATTACTGATACTTTCTCAGCATCCACAATCATATCCTCATACTTTGGATTCTCAGACTTGAGAATAACATTCTTCCCATCTCTAAATAAGTATTTACACGTAACTCCTTCATCTTCAACTCGAACGATAGCAACTTCGCCTTCTTCTACTGTTGGTTGATATCTTAGATATACTTCAGAGCCTTTCTTGATTACAGGTTCCATCGAATCGCCTGTGATTTGAACCAATTCATTCGCACCATTAGGAACGATAGAAGAGGGAAGTACGCCCATCTCAGCATCTACATCATCCACATGAATCATGGATCCGGCAGCAGATTGACGACCACGCACGAGATAAACCACTTTCTCTTCTTGGATTCCATTTTGTTCATCTAATTGTCGAGAAGTGAATTCGTATACTTTCGATTGTCGTTTTGAGTCTAGTTTGTTGTAGATATCTAACAAATCATTATTTGAAATTTTAATTCCCAACAAATATTCAGAGCTTACTCCTAAAGTATCAGCGAATAAATTTATCTTATTGATTGGTAGTTGTCTGCTTTTATTGAAATATCTTGAGATGGAAGATTTTGGTAAATCCAATTTTCTAGCGAATTCGCTCAAGCTCCATCCTCTTTGATTGCATAAGTCGATAATAATATCAACAATTTCGGAATTTGTTCTCATGGTTTTGAAGCTCCTTCTTTTGCTTTATTTATGCGATTATTATAGCATTAACGTTCCCAAAAAGAAACATTTTTTATTTTTTTTTGATATTAAGTGTTGACAAACGGGAACACCAATGCTATTATTAGGTCACGGTTAAGAAATTAGTCGTACAAAACAAGAAAAAGAGTCACACAAACGCAACATACATTAGAGGAGGTGATGGAAGTTTGAAAAAGATTTTATTCAACCCTAACCGTTTGAAAGCTGAACGAATTGCAAGAAATCTCTCTCAAGAAGAGGTGGCGATGAAGTTAGGCAAAAATCGAACTTGGTTAGCAAAAAGAGAGAATGGGAATGTGGATGTGGGTGCTGATGATTTAGCAGCTATTGCGACAGTATTGAAAGTTGATGACTTGTCAATTTTTTTTACATAAGCGTTCCCGAAAAGCAACGATTTAAGGAGGGAGCATGAATAAGAAGATTATTTCAAAAAAAGAATTCCAAGAAATGTATCCAAGATACAACACGGAATCCAAGTGGAAGACCATCGTGAATCGAATCAAAGCGAGCGAATATGCTGATGCTTATGTACGGATCTCACGAAACGATGTAAACATCAACATCGAATTATTTGAAAGATTCCTCGAGCTTGAAGGAATCAATTGGGCGAATCGATACGGAACTAAGATGACAAGAACAGAATTTGAAAGGAGATTGGCATAGATGAGACGAAAAAGAAAAACAAGAGTGCGATTCATTCCATTAATGAGATGGATGCTTCAATGGTACATCCTATCGTTTGGACTCATTATCGCAATGATGAGCATTGTGCTCTTGGTAGGAAAGGCGGTTGAGCAGCACGAAACAAAAGTGAATCTAATTAGAAGTGGACAATATGTGGAACCTGATTTTCAAGACACATGGAAAACAAAAAAAGCCGATGAAAACAATCATCGACCTAAAACCAATTAAATTATAAAAAAACAACTGCGAAAAAGCAAATTAAGGAGTTCAAAACCATGGAAGAAAAAATTGTTTTTAAAAAGAAAGTTATATTGCCAATATCTCATAATGAACGATACCCAAGAATTAGAGTGGAAAGAGAAACTTATGAAGAAATTGTTAAATTATCACTCGTAACTGGACATACTCAAAATGACATCACTACCGAACTTCTTAATTTTGCGTTAAAGCATGTGGAAGTTAGTGATGAAATAGAAATTTTTGATAAAGGAGTTTAAAAATGACAGTTAAAATCAACAAACTAGAAATCGAGAATGTGAAGCGTGTCAAGGCTGTCACAATCGAGCCTACATCAAACGGGCTCACCATTCTCGGTGGAAACAACAATCAAGGAAAAACAAGTGTCCTCGATGCCATTGCTTGGGCATTGGGTGGCAACAAGTACAAACCAAGCAAACCAGCTCGTGACGGGTCCATGAATCCACCAACACTTCGATTGGAATTATCAAACGGACTCATCGTGGAACGTAAGGGCAAAAATTCAGATTTGAAAGTTACGGATCCAAGCGGACAAAAAGCAGGTCAACAATTGCTTGATTCATTCGTGGAAGAGCTTGCTTTGAACCTTCCAAAATTCATCGAATCAAGTGCTAAGGACAAGGCGAACACGCTTCTTCAAATCATCGGAGTCGGTGATAAATTGTGGGAGCTAGACCGTAAAGAAGAACGACTATACAACGAGCGAAGAACAATCGGTCAGATTGCGGATCAGAAAAAGAAATACGCAGCCGAACAACCTCAATATCCCGAAGCTCCGAATGAATTAGTGAGCATTGCGGACTTGATTCATGAGCAACAAGAGATTCTTGCTCGTAATGGTGAGAACGCCAAGAAGAGACAAAATCGAGAAAACATCGTGAACTCATTGCATCTCTCAGAAGCTCGATTGAAACAATTGAAAGAGCAACTTGCTCAAGAAGAAGCGACTCACGAGAGTCTAATGAGCGACTACATCGCAGCAAACAAGTCCATTGAAGACTTGGTGGATGAATCAACCGAAGAGATTGAGGAATCAATCGCAAATATTGAAGAAATCAATCGCAAGGTTCGAGCAAATCTCGACAAAGAGAAAGCAGAAGAAGATGCGAAACAATACAAATCTCAATATGACAAACTCTCAGTAGAAATCCAAGATGTTCGAGATGAACGCACAAGCTTACTCGATAGTGCGGACTTACCGTTGCCGGGACTATCTGTTGAAGATGGTGAACTCGTCTTCGAGGGACAAAAATGGGACAACATGAGTGGCTCTCAACAATTAAGAGTGGCAACCGCCATCGTTCGCAAGTTGAAACCCGCATGTGGATTCGTACTCTTGGACAAGCTCGAACAAATGGACATTCCAACATTGACCGAATTCGGCAAGTGGTTAGAGTCTGAGGGACTTCAAGCCATTGCGACTCGAGTATCAAGTGGAGAGGAATGCCAAATCATCATCGAGGATGGTTATGTCGTATCAGACACCGTCACACCATTCCAAGACACAGAACCAACGAACACTTGGAAGTTTTAAGGATAAGAAAGGAGAAATCACATGAACATAACATCTGGTAAACAAGCAAGAGCCCAACGTGTAGTGATTTACGGGACAGAGGGAATCGGGAAGTCAACACTCGCAGCACAATTCCCGGATCCATTGTTCATCGACACAGAAGGCTCAACATCGAACATGGATGTAGCACGTATGGATAAGCCTACATCATGGACAAT